TAAGGAGTGGGTTCCATAATGATTACAATTCCTATTATCCTGTTTGATATGAGCAGCGTACCCTAAATGTGGAACGCAGTAGCAGCCGTAGTGTTGGTGCCTAATGACTGATCCATTCGCAGCCTTAACCCCAACAACTGAGCCTATTAAAAATACTTCGATCACACTGGAGCAGTTCCAGAGTGGCTTGGAAGCTACGATGCGTTTAGCTGTCGAGGTCATATCACCAGGGTCAGACCTACAGTATGCCAAGCAAGGTTCTGAACGTGCTATGAATGCCTTTCGTTCCGGTGACCCCCTACAGATGGGGATAGGGTTAGCTGAGATGATAGCTGGGTTAGGGTCTGTAGTCATCCCTGGTTCAAAGTTCATTAGACAGGGTGGTAAATCTGTTGGTAAGGTACTCGACCAAAACCTACTAACTCACGCACGAAAGGTATCTGATAACGTGACAGAAGAAAGCATTCCAGCCTACCACGGTACGGTCAAAGCCAACCGTGGTAAACTTATATTCGATAAGAAACGTATACACCCCAGTGACCAGTTCCTTGGTGAAGGCTTCTACTTCTCATTGGACAGGGGTATAGCCAAGGAGTATTCAAACCTACGCGCTATCAAAACTAAACGTATAGTCAAGAAGTACACAGAACACCCCAAGAACAGAGGAGGTGACACATTCTACAAGACCCCTGAGGGAGAGTATGTCACAACAGGCTCCATTATGAAGGGCACAGACGTAGACGGTAAGGCTATCAACCGTGGTCAAGAAATCTTGGAGGTAGACTTAGCCGGTCTAAACAAGACGTACATGCTGAAGGGTAACGCCGACAGACTTAAAGTTAAGGGGTTTATTAAGGAACTCAAAGAACAAGGATACGACTCTATCGCCTTCACTAACTTCAGTGACCGATCCAAACAGATCATGGTCTTCCCCGAAGCTATTGGTAAGGTAATAATCAAATGAGCTTAATTTGGATAATCATAGCGTTATTATTCCTAGTTGTATAGAGCGTTACAAGAGTAACTGAGAAGAACCATATGTGTCCCGTCTGTTACGCCCCGCTATTAGTTTCTATTATGAGTGCTATCGGATTAACCAGCGCTCATATATGGATTGATGAGAATCCATTTATCTCTGGAGTAGGAGTGGGTATTGGGTTACTCACCCTACCTTGGGGGCTGTCTAAACTATACAAATATCTCTCTAAAGGAGGAAAGAAGTAAATGCTAACATTAACAGACAGTGCAAAAGAATACATACAAAGTGTATCTAAAGGAGCCTACGTTACTCTTGGAGTCAAGAGTGGTGGATGCTCTGGGTTTGAGTATGTTTGGGGACTATCTACAGATGAAGGGATTGAACACGTAAAATGGTCTGACCCAATAGATGATGTTTTATTATTAGACCCTATGGCTGAGATGTATGTGGCCGGTTCACAAATAGATTATGTGACTAAATTAAGTGGTAATTTTCTTGCAGTTCAGAACCCCACCAGTACGATGAGTTGTGGATGCGGAGCTAGTTTCGGTGTTTGATATGTCGATAGATAAAGACAAGATTATTGCCAATTTGAAAGAAGTATATGACCCAGAGATGTTAAGTATAAACATTTATGATCTGGGATTAATATATGATATCAAGATTGATGAAAAAGATAAGTGGGTAGAAATTACCCATACATTAACTAGTGCATTTTGTCCGTTTGCGGATGAGATTGTTGCTTCCATCCAAACTGCTGGCTACGTTGAGGAGGTTCTCTCTGTTGAGGTTGTAACAACATTTGACCCTCCATTTACTATGGACATTGTATCCGATGAAACAAAACTAATAATGGGATGGGATTATTCCTTATGAGTTACACCTAATCATATAGACGGGTACTACCGTTGTCGATTTAAAAGAATGACTATCCAAGAAGTAGTCACAATCGTGTAGATAGGCCAGATAATAACGTAGATCCAGACATTTAACTCCTTGTAAGTTAAGCCAAGTGTCTTCGCCATCATAACCAAGAAGTCAACGCAGATATTAAAGATGTAATCCATGTCTAGTAAAGTTCCTAATATTATATACTATCGTGATGGCTACAAGTATCAGCTTACTAAGACCTATCGTATCAAGACAGCGGTTACGGGCTACGAGATAGATACTCCATACATTAGGCTACTCTATAATGGTAGCCTCTATATAAATTGGGCCTATGCCTGGGATGGTCCTAGTGGCCCTACCTACGACAGTAAGAATAGTCTTAGAGCTTCTCTTGTACACGATGCGTTCTATTCCTTACTCCGCAAGGGTCTGTTACCACCTAAAATACGTATCATAGCTGATAAAGAGTTAGACCGTATACTTAAAGAGGACGGTATGTGGGCTGTAAGGCGCTGGTACTGGCTTCGTGGGGTACGGTGGTTCGCTGGTACCGCAGCCAGTACAGATAGCGTTAAGAAGACGTTACAGGCCCCTTAAGCTTACAATCCCGTACCTCTTTAATCAGCCGTTCAAGGTACCACTGCCCCTTCTTTAAGTCTTGTAAAGACTTCTCCTTATCTTGATAACGCCACATATACTTCATTACATTACCCTTTAGGTAGCCTTTGAACTCTTCAACTGTCATACTGCCTTTGATGGCGTCGATGCATTCGATACCATCCTTAACATAGTGGGCTGGGGTGTTGACCTCGTTAGACCACTCACTCTCCAACATAGGAGGGTTAGCTGCGTGGTCTACCATCTTGTGTAGTGTCTCCGTACACGGCTCCTCCACCACCTTTCGAACTACCTTATCTTCGAATCCGAATCCCTCGTATACCCCTGAGGCCTTCTTAATCTCGTCATTACTCGGATTATACATCACGAACACTCCTTATTACCTGTGCTGGGGTTAACAAAGCAAGCGGCCCCATCCATTTCTCCATCCACTTCGGTCTTATTAAGCACACCATAACGCTTACCTGCTAGTCGGAAGGTGGTGCAACCTTTCAAACCCCCCTTCCACGCCTTCATGTAGATATCCTTAAACTCTTCGAAGGTGACATCGTGACCTACGTTGATAGTCTTAGACACTGCGCTGTCTACATAAGGCTGAACTGCTATCTGCATAGCTAGGTGTTCGTCAGTCGAGAGTTCATCAGCCGTCTCCGATACCTTACCCGTTGTACGATAAACGTAATCCTGTAGCTGCACGATCTCAGAACCATTAGGTGTAAGTACAGTTCGATCAATTAATTGACTGAACACAGGTTCGATACCACTGCTGATGTTGTCAGCTGTAAAGCTGATGGTACCACACGGGGCTATGCTTATCAGGTGGCTGTTACGTATACCGTGCTTCTTTATAAGATTCTGCAATACCTCAGGTAAAGCCTCGAAGTACTTGGTCTTATGGTATTCCTCACTATAAGCTGGGAAATGCCCCTTCTCCTTAGCTAACTCACAGCTGGCTTCGATAGCGGTATTACGCAGCGTACGCATCACATTCTGTACGAACCTTACTGCTTCCTTAGACCCGTACCTTAGGCCACACAGGGTGAGGGCATTAGCTAGTCCTGTGATGCCAAGACCCATTCGCCTCTTCAACTTAGCCTCTACCTCTTGCTCACCTAGGGGATAGGTAGTATGATCAATAACATTGTCCATTGCCCTAATGATATGAGGTATGTCTTTTTTGAATAGACCATAGTTCATATGACCTGAACCTACATACTTTACAAGATTGAAGCTGCCTAACAGGCAAGCCCCAAACGGGGGTAACGGCTGCTCACCGCATGGGTTACTTGCCTCTATAGTTTCGCAGTAATTAAGGGGGTTATAGTCATTGATCCTGTCTAAGAAGAGGACTCCTGGCTCGGCCCATTCCCAATTGCTACGCATGATCTCATCCCATAGTGCCCGTGCATCCACAGTATTGTAGCTCTTACCACCGAAGGATAGATCAAACGTATCACCCTGTGAGACGGCGTCAAGGAACCTATCTGTAACGCCAACCGAGATGTTGAAGTTAGTAAGTACCGTTTCATTACGCTTTGCACGTACGAATTCCTCTATGTCGGGATGGTCAATACGTAACACACCCATCATGGCACCCCGTCTATGCCCTGCGGATGAGATTGTTCTACATATGGCATCGTATATGTGCATGAATGATACAGCACCTGAAGCACTAGAGTCAAGCGACACAATACGATCACCCGCAGGTCGAAGACGACTAAAGTCATAACCTATACCACCACCACGGCGCA